AGCTTGATCAATTGCGGGAATTTGAGAGGGAACGCATGAAACTGTGGGAACACATTCAGGGGAGCCAGAAATATGCCCAACTGGAGCAACAACTTGCAAAAGCAAAGGAAGATGAGGCGGACACCCTTGCAAGCCTTAATGAATCTATCTTCATCATAGATGCAATCAAAGATTTTGCTGCCAAAGAAGCCGAAATGATGGCGGACAAGGTACAAGCATTATTTACTACTCTTTCACTCCGGCTGTTTAAAACCAACAAAACAGACGGTGAGATCAAGCCTGATTTTGAAATAGAGATGGACGGCAAACCATACCGGAAACTATCTCTATCAGAGAGCATTCGGGCTGGATTGGAACTTAGGGACGTGTTGAGCCAACAATCCGGAATCATAGCGCCGTGCATGGTGGATAACGCCGAATCTATCACACGCTTCAAACAGCCAAATGGGCAGCTTATCGTGAGCCGAGTTGTTCCAGGGCAAGAACTAACAATAGAGATGGAGGACATGAAATGAGCAAAACTAAAGAAATCCATGTAGGTTTCACATTTACCAAGAATTTAGGAAACTATGAAAACCTAAAAGTAGATGCGGCAGTTACGATGTCTGTCGATCCTGAAGATGATGTGGAAGAAGTTTATACCAGGGCATGGGCCAACGTGAAAAACCAGATTAGAAAAGGACTAGATAAAGCGAAAGGTGGATTTTGAGAATGGCAAATAACCAGATTACTTTAACCCCAGAAATAAATGAAGCTTTTAAACCGGAAGTTTTACAGGTAATTCGCACATCCATATGTCCTACAGCTAGTGATGCTGAATTCATGCTTTTTGCTCATAAGGCTGCGACATATCGCCTAGATCCATTCAAAAATGAAATCTTCTTCATTAAATATGGAAATACCGCCCGGATACAATTTGCCGCGGAGGCTTATCTGGCAAAAGCACGGGAAAAGGAAGGGTTTCAGCCACCAGATACACAGATGGTTTGTGAAAACGATGAGTTCAAGGTCAGCAAAAATCCCGAGACAAAGGAACTAGAAGTGTTTGAACATGAGATAGGGTTCCCTCGCGGGAAAATCATCGGCGCGTATTCTATCGCTTACAGGGATGGGTATCGCCCGGTAACCGTAGTCATGGATCGCTCTGAGGTAGAGCACATGTTTACAGGGCAAAACAAAGATAACTGGAATAAGTGGACGGCGGATATGTTTGGAAAGCATGTAGAGCAACGGGCTTTAAAAAAACAATATGGTTTGGAATTCGGGGACGATGAACCGTACCGGAGCCCGTCTGAGGAGATTCCTGCATATGAGCCTGCTAGGAAAGATATTACGCAGGAAGTAGATGTCACTGCTACTTCACCTGAGCCAAAGATAGAGCATCCCAAGCAGCAAACCACTGCTGAAACAGATGACGAAAAGCTAAGACAACTAAAGGCAGAAATGAAAGAGAAGTTTAAGAAACTCGGTATTACAACAAAAGAAGAAAAGGAGGCGTACCTTTCTGAACATTTCAAGATGAAAGGCGATAAACCCACTGTCCAAGAATTGACGGGACTTCTGAAAATGATGGACCTTCATATACAAGAGAAGCAGTCCGCGGATGAAGACGCACTGCCAATCTAAGGAGAACACAGTATGAACGTGAAAATCTTAGCCTCTGGGTCGTCTGGTAACTGCATTCATGTTCAATCCGGTGAGACTGGCATCTTAATAGATGCGGGTCTCCCAAAAACAAAAATAGAAAAGAGATTGCTAGCAAACAACATTGATCCTACCAAGCTCAAAGCTATCTTCATAACTCATGCTCATTCGGATCATATTAAAGGTTTGCCGCTTGCAAACAAATACAAGATTTCGGTTTACGCATCAGAAGGGGAATGGAAAGACATTGACTCCGTGGATGATGATCTTTGCAGGTTTATCCTGAAGCATTCTGGGGCATATACAGAGATTGATCTTGGCGAGATCAAGCTTTCCCCTTTCTCAACCCATCATGATGCCTATGAGCCGCTAGGATACGCCATAGAGGATTGTTTAGGAGAACGCTGCTGTGTAGTTCTGGACACCGGGAGAGTGGACAACGACATGCTTCGATGTATGCAAGAGAGTTCACACATTATTATCGAAGCTAACCACGACCCGGACATGCTAGAGATGTCATCCTATCCAAATAGCGTTAAAGCACGCATTTTATCGCACATTGGGCACCTCAGCAACGATCAGACAGCGGAGGCATTGAAACGGCTTATCAAGGGTAGAGGGGAGCATATTTACCTTACCCATCTTTCAAACAATAACAACCTGCCAGCACTGGCAGAGGCAACGGTAAAACGAGCTCTTGCTAAAAGAGGGCTAAATGAAGGACAACACTACTATTTGGAGGTAATCGCATGAACTATTGCGCAGAATTTCCGGAAGAAAAAACCTACTCAGAGAAAGAGTACCACGAGTCGCTGAATAGGCTCACCCATGCAGCTACAGAAATTAAAAATCTGAATAGAGAAATAAACGAACTAAGAAATGAGCTAGAGCAAACCAAAAAAGAGTTGGAAACAGAGAAACGCTATGGCGTTCTGCGAATGACCATTCAGGAAGAAGTGGATGCTTGGTGTGTTGAACCATCAACTGGAAGTGATCCGAAGGATGCCGAAATACTGACAAAGCGCATATTACATGCGGTTGTTCCCTTTTGTAAACAGGCTTAAAGAAGGTGAGGTGAATGCAGGGGTACATCAAAGACTACAGGCAGGAATTGAAATCTGACATATGGTTAATGCCGCCCCTGTATCACCGGGTGTGGCAGTACCTAAAATACATGGCCAATCACCAGGACAATGAAATTCCTATGAATGATGGATCAAGGCTGAAAATCAGGCGGGGGCAATGCCTTACATCAATCAGAAATATAGCAAATGGAGTTGGTTACTATGAAAGGGCAGTTTGGAGAGAACCAAACCCTAAAACAATATCAACCGTCCTGGGTTGGCTTGAAGAAAACGAAATGATAACAATTGAACGCGGTCAAAGTAACAGACAGTATACACTGATAACCGTTATAAATTGGGAAATTTATCAGGAAACCGAGGATAAAAGTAACGGTAAAGTAACATCTTCTACTAAGAATAAGAAGAGGAGTAAAAAGTATTCGGAAGACAGCACCTATTACAAAATGGCAATTTATTTTTATAACCGGGTATCTGCTGTCGCGGAAGCCGAGGGGTTGCAGCATTTAGTTTTGAAAGCAGACCTTCAAAAATGGGCGGACGAATTCCGGAAGATTGTGGAGATTGACAAGATAGATAAAAAGCTAGCAAAAGAAGTCATGGACTGGGTTACTGAGGATTCGTTTTGGAGGACTAACATACTCAGTGCTAAAAAGCTCAGAGATAAGTTCAGCGACCTGGCTATCAAGATGCGAGCAGGAAAAGCCAGGCAACAGCCAGTCAAAATGAGCAAAAGTAAACAGCTAGAAATAGCAAAAGAAGAAGCGTTCAGGGAGTGGGTGGCAGATGGAAATGACCCAGCGGCATTCACCTTCAAACCACATTGAGGGAAATATCCTTGCGGAGCAGTCTGTTCTTGGGGCTATTCTAATGGATTCAGAGCGCATTGATGATATTCGGTTCTTGGAGCCGCGAGATTTTAGTCAAGAACAACACGAGCTGATTTGGAAAGTGGCTCTTTATCTGGATGGCATCGATAAGCCCGTCAATGTACTCAGCGTGACAGAAATATTCACCCGGAGGAAAAGGCTCCACGAGATAGGCGGAGTAGAATATCTCTCCCAGCTCGTAGCAGCTTGCGCCAGTACGTCAAAGGCAGCCGTTGTAAACTCTGCTCAGATTGTCAGGAAGAACGGTCATAGAAAGAGACTCATAGAGCTTTCTGATGAGATCAGAGAGGTGGCATCAGGAGAGCATGATTCAGATGAAGACATGTTTTCCGCCGTAGAAGACTTGGTGACGAATATCCGCCCTCAAGAGTCTGGGGAGATGAAATCCATGTCGGATACCCGAGAGGACTACCGGAAGCATCTGAAAAGTAAGGCAGAAAAGATTTATTCCGGCTTTAAACAGTTTGACGAATGGGCAATGCTCTGGCGGGGTTGGCTCTATATCCTTGCAGGGAGGCCTTCGGTCGGGAAAACAGCAAAGGCATTACAACTTGCCTACGGTGTTGCAAAAAACAATCCAGATGGTGGGTGTGTCCTCTTTTTCAGCCAAGAAATGGGTGCGAATGAACTCAAAGATCGCTTGGTTTCTAACATATCCGGAGTCAATTACATCCGCTTGACTCAGAAAAAAGAGGAGCTTACTGACAAGGAATGGGAACGAGTGGAAAAAGCCCTTGATACGCTCGATAAGCTCCCCATCTATATCCAAGACAAAGCATCAGTGACCATTGAGGAAGTTCAAGCAACGGTTCGCCGATTCAAAAAGAGGCATGGAAAAGTGGCGGCTGTGTTCGTGGACTATTTGCAGATTATGAAAATTTCACAGAAGAAAAACCAAAACAGAGCAGAAGCTATAGGAAACGTTACATCTGCGGCCAAACAAATGGCACGAAAATATAAATTTTGTTTTGTTATGCTCTCCCAAATGACCAGAGAGAGTGAAAAAAGAGAGGAACCAATGCTTTCCGATCTCAAGGAGTCAGGCTCAATCGAACAAGATGCCGATGTCGTGGAATTCCTTTGGCATAACGGGGAGAAGGAAAACAATACAAAAGTTATCCGTTCCTACTTTGCCAAAGGTAGAAATGTCGGGGAGAACAGGTTTAAGTACAAGTTTGAGTGGTGGGTACAAAGATACGTGGAGCTTCCTAAAAAGGCGGAATGACCATGGGGAAAAGGATTGAAAACGAGGAGCAGTATCAGAACTCCTTAAAGTGGCTTGTTTCCAAGAGCTTAGAGATTGAAGATCCATTGCTGGACGAAGAAACAAGAAAAAAGATGCTGCAAACCTACGACTTTGTAAGTCAGCGTGTCATAGAGTATCGGCGTGGTGAACTGGCAAAGATGTATCCGGGGCTACACGCTATATATAAACAGCTCGGCTGGAACTATGTTGGTTCGCCAGAGCCTGAACAGAAACAACCAGAAGCACCAAAGAAAAAGAAGAATTTGGATTTCTTCTTTGATGATTAGGGAGGGGACAATGAGAAAACTGAGCCTCTTCAGTGGAATAGGCGGGATAGATCTCGCCGCTAAATGGACAGGCATTGAAACAGTTGCTTTTTGTGAAAAAGAATCTTTCCCACAACAAGTATTACGCAAGCATTGGCCTGACATTCCTATATATGACGATGTATGTGCACTCACACGGGAGGTTTTAGAACAAGATGGAATCATCACAAGGAATCGAACAATTGACCTTATTTCCGCGGGATACCCTTGCCAACCTTTCAGTAATGCCGGGAAGCGAAAAGGCAAGGAAGATGACCGTCACCTCTGGCCAGAAGTTGCTCGAATCTTACAGGAAATCCGGCCCAATTGGTTCCTTGGTGAGAATGTTGCTGGGCACATATCTCTGGGGCTCGATGACGTGTTATCTGACCTGGAAAGCATCGGTTACGACACGCAAGCAATTATTATTCCGGCTTGTGCCGTCGGTGCCCCGCACAGAAGGGACAGAGTCTTCATTTTGGGGTACACCGAGTGCATCAGATGCAGTGGGAAGTCACGGGGGAGGACAAGGGAAGTCTCTTCGTACAGATATAGCAAATTGGAAAAAAGGCCTATGGGCTACACCGACCGCATCAGAGACTACAGCGAAGGAAAAAATCGAATTAACCGAAACAGGAAGACGAAAATGCTTGAACGGGAGCAGTCACAGTCTAGATTTGGCAACAATGGTGAAAATGTGGCCTACTCCAGCGGCACAGGATGCGAAGAATTGTACGCTTCCTCCTTCTCAGATAAGCAGGGATACAGTACCTGGAGCAATGCTCAGAGATGGACAGAAGGGACAACTAAATCCAGAGTGGGTGGAGTGCTTGATGGGCTTTCCGATTGGCTGGACAGATATAAATGGCCTGCAGGATTAGGACAAGAACAATACGATTGGGAACCTGCACGGATAGAAACTAGCGTTCAGAACAGAGTTGGAAGGATAAAGGCTTTAGGGAATGCCGTGAATCCGGTTCAAGTTTATCCGATCTTGGCGGCAATAAAAGCAATAAATGATCAAATATAAGGAGAGTAAAAAAATGAAAATAAAATATAGACTCAGCATCGGGTACCCAGGTGCCTGCCAAGAAGACGAAATTGAAATTGATGATAAGGAATTGGAAGGACTCACACCAGAAGAGGCCGAGGGCAGAATCTGTGAGATTGTCGAGGAATATGTTCAGGATTTTATCTCTCTATCATGGGAGGAAGTAGAAGAGTAAAGGAGAGGGCACCAGCCTTGTTCTTTGAGATTTTGGTGAGATTTTTTTGACACTTTTTTGAGAGTTTGGATAGTGGCCAAAGTGCTATCCTTTTCCTAGGAGGTACAGAGGATGAATAAATGTGAATATCCAGGATGCAAAAAGACAGCACAAGAAACGTTTGCACTGGTTCCCCTTTGCAAATGGCACTGCGATGCCATCAAGGAAGAGACCCAGTTGTATTACGGCAACCTTAGCCCAAAATACAAAATCCATCGGCCTATGTATTGCAAGATTGCTAGGTTAATTCCATGGAGCCAGGTAAGCCGAAAAGAGGTGAATCTATGAGATTCGTGGGGATTGACCCTTCGACCAAGACCGGATTTGTTGCACTGGACCAGTTGGGAAAGGTGTCAAAAGCAAAGGAATTGACGGGCATTAATAAATCCGATTCTATCAGGATAATCACTTTGGTTGATGAGATTATGGATCACATTCAGCCAGGAGACCGGGTATTTATAGAAGGATTTGCCCATGCAGCCAAGGGGAACTATGTGAGTCAAATGTTCGGAATCGGTTGGGGAATTAGAACGGCGCTTACACGGCGGAAAGTCCCATACACCGAAGTAACGCCTTCCCAACTCAAGAAGTTTGCAACTGGAAAAGGGAATGCCAAAAAAGAGGATTTAATCCTCCCTATATATCAGGACTGGGGATTTGAAAACAGCAGCGATAATGTCAGAGACGCTTTCATCCTAGCTCATATAGCGTATGAAACACATCTTTTAAAAAATGGATTTTGCTCCGCTGTCGGTATTGATATTTACCCATACCGAAAAAAGATCATTAACGAGATTCTAAATTCTCCCGAAAAGAAAAAACGGAGGAAGGTGGCGAGGTGAAAACCTGCCTCAAAGATTAATCACCTCTATAACGTCGTATTAGCCCGTTTAAGAGGTTTTCTAGATGAAGTAATACAAATTATTTATATTAACTTTATAACGCCTGTATGAGGCGTATAAGAGCTCAAAACCACATTTAGTTAAAGGAGAGATAAAACGATGTCTACTGAAATCAATGTTCTATTCAAATCCATGCAAAGAGATGATAAGAAAGAGGTTCTGAAATTTGAGCTAAAAGGTAACGAGAATGATGGCAATGCTCAAAAGCTTGTCGAGATGGCCGGAACCATTGTCATCTTCAACCTTCCCGGGCTAACGGAAGAGATCTCGGCTGAGTTTATGAATATCCAGCGCGATAGCAAGAAAACCGTGATGAAACTGGCTCTCAAAGGCGATAGTGAAGAAAAGGCGATAGAGCTATATAAGCATGCTGGGCGGAATGTTCCGCTTACGCTCAAGCCTTCTCAGATGTCGATTGAGGAATATTATGAGGAAGATGAAGGGTTGGAATATACGGTAAAAGCTGATGGAACCGTAGAATTGGATCAGGATCAAGTGACGATTGAGGACGTGGAAACGCCGGAAACCAAGGATACGGAAGACGCTCTACCATTCTAATCATACTGCCCCGGGTTACCGGGGCTACCTCCATCAAAAGGAGTGAACCCATGAGCAGCAATTGTTTCTTACCGGAACTCGACAGAAAAAAGACGCAAGAAGCGCTTGAGGCTGAATTTGAGAAATACCGCATTTTCAAAACGGTCACCTTTGAAGAAAAAGAAGTGAACATCACATCCAGTTACCAAGAACGGTTTCACGGTCAGACAAACGTAACCAGTGATTCAACGGCCAATGTGGCTATTTATAACATAGATACTCAGGCAGCCAGAAAAGCTTATATAGAGCGTATAGATAGGGCTGTAGCAAGGCTTCATCCCAAGGAACAGCTACTGATTCGCGAACGTTATCTAAAGCAGGATTATGTGTATGATTATGTCATCTATAACCATATTTTTAACCCGCCAATTAGTGAGCGTACCTATTACAAAATACGTTGGAAAGCTTTCTACAAGCTAGCTCTAGCACTTAACCTTGCTGTAGAAAGGTAAAGAATTTGTACAGAAAAAAGAAAGGATTAATACAGAAAATGTATCAGTCATTTGGTTTTTGATAAGTTATAGTTATAGCATGGCCACAAAGAAAGAGAGGGTACCGATTCTGGTTCCTCTCTTTTTCTATTATTAAGTTTCACTGATGATCATTATGCTTAATACCCAGTGCTTTCTTCAAAGAAGTTTGAAGGTGCTGAGAAAAATTGATGCCAGCATCTTCCGCTGCATCTCGTAACCATAGTGGTAGAGTACAGTTTTTAGTAACAGACCTATTGGCCGATTCATCTCGGTATGGAGGTAAGAATACTTCCACGAAAACAATCCGGTCACTTTCATCGTTTAATTCGATGTCTTCCGGTTCGGATGGCTTGGGAATAACTAAATTTTTATCTTCCATTTCAATCAACCGATCAATCAGCATGGATTTAGCTTCTTTAATTCCGGAAACTGTATCCGCGGCAATAATGGCCGTACCAGGAATGTCAGGGAAGTATAATGCAACATCTTCACCTGACTTTTCAATGACAACGGGATAGATGAAAACGTCTTTACCCGACATATTTATTCACGCTCCTTTATTAGCAGGAGGAACCCTAAAAATGGGGGTTGAACACCAGAGGTTAGAAATTAACCCCTGATGTTCTCTCAATGCTCTTCAAAGTTCCCTTTGGAATAACTGCTCCGCTTTTGTGAAAGCTTATATCGGCGAAGCGTTCAGGATCATCTTTGTGTATGTATCTCTGGTGACTACCCTTCCCTGTATGGGAGGGAGATTTGATGAACCCTTCTTTTCTTAATTTTTGGAGAGCTTCGCGAACTGTAACTTGTTTCCCCATTTATTGTTCCTCCTCTTGATTACATTATAGCACGTGTAATAAATGCGTGTCAATAAAAATATGCGCATAAATTATGCGTATCTATAATGGAAGGAGGTTGTCCCTTTGTGGCATAATTAAGCGCCAAAATCTATTAAAATCAACCAAAAAATGTTGTTTACATAATCACATTTTTGGTAACACTAAAGTAACACCCTTCAGCCCTTGCCACACAAGGATTCTTACATTCTATATATGCTCTCAAAGTAACGGCGAGCGGATATAAACAAGAATGTAAAGAAATAAAGAATAAATAATATATACTCGCAAATTGCATTTTCGAGGGATTTTTAAAATTTGAAAAGGGAAATAAAAAGAGAATCTGTTTATTAAATCAAATAGAGTATGAGTCCTTTATCTTAGTCTATTAAAAAATCAAACTGAGATGACATGATACTGAAATGGATAAAGAGAACTGAATCAGAGAACAATCAACTCAGGATGGAATAGAAAAGGGAATGAGAATAAAGAGAAGGATACGCTCAATATGCGTTCCCTTCTAAACCAGAGAAGATAAGACGCTCAAGAGTCACAGCATGAGAATCCAAGGGCAATACACCTTTATAACAGGGTGAGTGCAGTACTAGGATAGACGTACAGATAGGACGCCTCACTAGACGCTCTGAGAGACTCATAGAGCGATTCTGTTTATCAGATGACCAAAGTATTGGATAATATATAAAAACGTCTCATACAGGCTCGTATGGCGTTACACCCACATGTTCAAAAGATGAAGGAGGTGTCAGGATGAAAGTAACGTGTAATGACGGATGCAAGAGGGAATTTTTGGTGGGGGAAGTCAAGACTAAAAATGTCAAAGCAGACATAGAGAAAACCTACTTCATCTGTCCTAGATGCGGGAAAGAATACACGGTGCTTCTCACAGATTCGAAGATAAGACAGGATCAGCAGCGACTGGAGATATTGGAAAAAGAGCAAATAGCTTTACGCGAGAAGATAGTAAAAGACATGAGTCTCCTAAGTCAAAGCTTAGAGGGGCAGATGATCGGATGAATAGGCAAGAACAAACCAGAGCGTACGACAAGTACAAACGCAATAAAGAAGCCAGGGGCTTCTACAATTCAGCAGCGTGGAAGAAGTGTAGGGAAGCAGTCCTTACCAGAGATCATTATCTTTGTCAACGATGTTTAGAACAGAAGAAGATCACTCAAGCAGATATGGTCCATCATATCGTGCATCTTACAGACGATTGGAGCAAGGGTTTGGACATGGATAACCTGGAGAGCCTTTGCTTAAGTTGTCACAACGAAGAGCATGGTAATGGGGGAAAACAGGTTAGTAAGAAGATCAAGGTTCATGTGGAAAAAGCCAATAGGGAGTATGTTTAGCATACCCCCCCACCCTTTTTCTAGGAGCTAAGAGCCTTCCCCAACCGACTGCCCCCATCGTTTACACCAAATATAAATTTTTCATGAAGGGGGGGAACCTGAAATGGCGGTACCTACTTCCAAACTCATCAGGGAATATTTAGGAGAAACGTATGAAGAATCCGATGAACAATTGATTCAGCTGTACATTGAAACGCACCAGTTTTATCGACGGCTTCAGAAGGAAATCAAGAATTCAGAGCTTATGTATGAGTATACCAATAAAGCAGGAGCCACAAATTTAGTAAAAAACCCCCTTTCTATCGAACTGACAAAGACGGTACAAACACTCAATAACCTGTTGAAATCACTTGGATTAACGCCTGCTCAGCGCAAGAAAGTAGTGAGTGAAGATGACGATGACTTCGACGACTTCTAATCTTCCGGGGATCTTATCGCAACCTTCTTCCGAGTTATTAACGAATTGGTATGCTGAGCAGGTGGTACAAGGTCACATTTTGGCAAGCCATAAGGTGATGTTAGCTGGAAAAAGGCATTTAGATGATCTAAAAAGACAAGGAAGTAAGGACTTTCCCTATGTGTTCGATGAGGAAAAAGGTCATCGTCCTATTGTTTTTATAGAAAGGTTCTGCAAACCATCTAAGGGAAAGTTTAAACAGATGATCATGCAACCCTGGCAACATTTTATCCTTGGCAATCTGTATGGCTGGGTGCATAAAGAAACGGGATTAAGACGCTTTACAGAGGGTCTTATTTTTATTGCCAGAAAAACGGAAAATCGGGACTTGCATCTGGAATTTCCATCTATGGTTGCACAAAAGATGGCGAACGGGGGGCCGATGTATATGTATTAGCCAATAGTATGAAACAGGTCCGCAAGACCATTTTCGATGAATGTAAAAAAATGATCAAAGCCTCCCCGCAGCTTAAGAAAAAAATGAAAGCATTACGGGATGTGATCGAATACAAGCAAACCAATTCAATCATTGAACCTCAAGCGTCTGATTCAGAAAAACTGGACGGGTTAAACACGCATTTGGCGGTATTTGACGAGATTCATGAGTATAAAAATTACGATTTAATCAACATCATCAAAAACTCAACAGATACACGGGAACAGCCTTTGTTACTGTATATTACGACTGCCGGCTATCAGCTAGACGGTCCCTTAGTAGATTATTATGAGCTTGGTGCAGATGTCCTTGAGGGTGTAGTTTCAGACGAACGCACTTTTTATTATATGGCTGAATTAGATAGTGAAGAAGAAATCGATAACCCCGACATGTGGGGGAAAGCCAATCCTAACTTAGGGGTCACCTATGACCTTGAAAAGCTGAAAATGCGTGGGAGAAAAGAAAACATTCCTGCTGAACGATCAGATATGATTGTCAAACGGTTCAATATTTTGTAAAAGCAGATGAAATGTCTTTTATTGACTTCAACACGCTTAGGAAAATAACAAGCATTTAGATATCGATTCCTTAAACGGGAAGACGGCTATAGGATCTTTTGACCTATCAGAGTCAGAGGACTTCACCTCAGCCTGTCTTGAATTTCCGTTAGATACGGGAGAAATATTTGTGTTATCTCATTCTTGGATACCTCGAAAGAAAGTGCTGGCTAACAATGAGAAAATACCATACATGCAGTTTGTAGAGGATGGATCGTTGACGGTTTGTGAAGCCGAATATGTGGAGTATGAGATGATTTATGACTGGTTCGTTAACCATTCCAAAACATTCAGTATTGAAAAGATCGCTTACGATAGGGCGAAGGCGTTTCGTCTGGTTAAGGCTTTAGAATCCTACGGATTTCAAACCGAGATTGTCAGACAGGGAGCCGAGACACTAACCAAACCACTTTCCGACTTGAAAGAAATGTTTTACGACGGAAAAGTGATAACGAATGAAAACAAATTACTCAGATGGTATATCAATAACGTGAAATTAACCCAGGATCGTAACCGAAATTGGCATCCGACGAAACAAAACAGATACCGGAAAATTGACGGTTTTGCAGCGTTATTAAATGCTCATGTTTTCGTCATGGAAAAGCTTGTAGCGCCGAAAGGAAATGGAAACATTGAATTTCTTTCTGTCGGCGATCTCTTTCATTGAGAGGAGGTGGAAATGTGAAATGGTTTGGAAAAATGAAATCTGCCGTGAGAGGGGCTATATCAGGGCTGGAAAGGCGGCTCCGGTGATTTCTCCACGTGGTTTGGG